AGACTATACCAATATCTTTTCTAATAATTCTAAATTTTTGGTTACAGTACTTAAGGTATCTCTAACACAAGAGCCACATTTAGTAAAAGCTTTTTTCTGAGTAGGAAATAACAGATTATAAGCCTCAAATACAATATGAAGTTCTTCGTCATTTACACTACTCTTCTTAGATTTATCAAGTATTGCCCTTAATTCGTTAAATTGCATATAGTCTCTTATTTATTTCGTTTGCAGTAACTGAGCCTACTGCTGCATATAATATACTCCAATAGTCAAAATTTTGGCAAGCTAAGAATGCTAAACTTATCCAATAACCTGAACAGGTAACACAGTTAACTAATTTAAAATTTTTTAAACCTAACTTGTTGATTATGAACTTATAAGGTTCTGAATAGTGTACTACTGCCCACAGTGTGCCTATTAATATTGATTGTAATATTCTATCTATCATCGTTGAAAATTATAATATGAAACTATTTCGTCAGTTATTAATCTATTATCGTCAGTACATTCATTCCAACAATTTACCAATAGTGTTCCATCTGAACAATCATCAGCAACTAGATTACCTAGTCTAATTCTTTGAACAATTGCTGAGTCAATAATACCTTGAGCTCCATCAGTTACTCCTCTACCTGGGAGTTGGCCTTGTCTCCAACCTCCAGTATGTAACCATTGACTTCCCATTATCATCTTATATTGCTCACCATACCGCTTCCATACTTTATATCCATTTGGACAAAATAAGGTATCGTCATCTAGCCCTTGAAAATGGCCAGGTTGCATATAGTCAATTGCAGCATTTACTTTTATATGAACATTATCTTTTGAATCTTCAATATTTAAAGAGATAAGGTGTAGATTAGGGTACACAGATAAGTCAATATCTAGTACATATGAATCTGCTTTTACAACAATCCAACGTATATCAGTATAGTCAGGTATTGACTCGGCTAATCTTTTAAAGTTCTCTACTCCTCGCCATAGTGGCGTTACTAAATTTAGTGTCATGTTTGTGGGGTGTAATAATTATAACCGGATTCGTGCATCCAGTCTCGATATGCTTCCTCTAATTCGGGAGTTTTTACAATATTAACTAGGCCAATTTCACGAAGTCTACCTATATAAATATCATAGGTAGTTATAAGTGGTTCGTTTAATCTTTCTAGTTCCTTAACTTTTGCCTCAGCTTCATAATTGGCTCTAACCAATTCTAATATGGCGCTTTCCGCAGTATTAAGATCCTCAGTAACTAACATTACCTGTATTTGCTTTTTATTCTTGCTAATTTGCTTTGCATAGTCTCTAATTGCACTAACTTCACTATGTGATACCACAATCTTATAATTATGCATATCATGGTAAAGAATATAGTAGAATTTAGTTACGGCCATTTGATAATGAATTTATTAGCAATTCCATTTCGGGATTGTCCTCTCTAAATTTACACTCAGTTGCTGTCACCAATATCTCTGACTCATGATCATATATCTTTTCTATCCTACGTACATCATTAGATTGTACAGCCTGCGCCTTTAATACTTCTGTATTGATATAGTTATTAACTATAAGAGTTGCATCATCTAGAGTAGGCTTTATTCCTAATATAGTATAAGGTACGGAAATTGATAATCCATTTCTTCTATAAAAGTTTGTTATTCCTAGTTTACCTGCATCGGTAATTGCTGGACTGTATCCTTCCACTTGAAATGCTAGATACGACCTTTCGTTATTGTTCTTCATTTAGTATTGATATTATTTCGGTTCTTAAAAATTGTTTTGCTCGGTTATATGTTAATGATAAGCTATTTCTAGGTATATTAGTTTCTCGACTTAGTTTACAAATTGAGGTTCCATCTAAAACTTTTATATTAAGGATCATCTTATCATAATTAGGTAACTTGTTTACTGCCTTTACTACTGCATCTAATAATTGAGAGTCATTTGGTTCTTGAATATCTGGTTCGTCATAGTAACTAGGAAGGTCTACCAAACCTCTATAGTTTTTAGCAAATGCACTAGTATTTGAACGAAACTGATTAAGTAGTATTCTAGTGTAGTAATATATTGCTCCACCCGAATTAATAATTTCATAAACATTTTCTTTCTCTAAAAGTATTAATAAACATTCTTGTCTAAGATCTTCGCCATGTTGGCCGCCAATCTTTTTACTTATTCTACCTAACTCTTCAAAATTTTCTTCAATCCAATTATTTATCTCCAAGATGTATCCAACTTTTTGTTTTAAAGAAAACCTCAACATCCTTAATCATTTGAACAAATTCAAATTCATTAAGCTCTATACTTTCTACAATGGTATTCTCTATTATTTGCTCTCTTGATAATTTACTTCTTAAAGAAAGATTAGTTATCTCTTGCGCGTAGGCTTGACAAGCATAAAGTTTAGTACTAAAATCCCAACTGAAATAGTTACCATTGTCAAGGGCCTTTTCAAATTGTTCAAGATTATTATCTTTACGCTTCATAGGTTTATATATCTCCCTACCTTTGATTAAAAGTCCTGCCTCTTCCAACCTTTTGCTGTTGTATACCAAACTCTTGTTGTTTAATAGATGAAGTCTGAACTACTTCTAAATTATCATCTACTCCATTTGATTTATTTTCGAAAATAGTTAATTTTAACCAACGATTACCTTTTGAATCAGTTGCTATTCTAGAGTCGTCTACTTGTGTAAGACAGACTGAAATTTGATGTATTGCCATTTTATTTTTATTTTTATTTAATATACCCTATTCATGCAAAATTAGTCTTCAGAAGTAAGACTCAGAAAAAAAGTCTGCTTAATAAATTATAAATAATAAATAAGTAGACTGAGTAACTAATCAAAAGGTTAAAAGGTTTAGAAGGTACCGCCGAGCGTAGTAGAACAAAATCTTGTACCGGACTTTTTTAGAAAAGTTTTATCTTTTCATATAAGCTTTTGAAAGTCAACTAGATTAATTTTAGACCATTATCTGCTTTAATAGTAAGATATAGTATAATGATTTACCTAATTGCAATTCTTGACAAAGATAATAATTTTACAGATAAGTTTATTTCTTTTCCTTTAGCACAAATGCCTACTATTAAAAAGAAACTATTATTAGAAAATAATTATCAGATAGTTGCTCAGCGATTAGGTGATGAGTCGATCCTTTGTGCTAAAAAGAAAATAATTAAAAGAATAGAACAAGGACTTCCGGTTCCAAGTACTATGCGCGAAGTTTGGATCGAATATGGCGAATTTAGTAAAGGCGTTTCAGGTAAATTTACTGACTCAAAAAGTGTAGCTAAATTAAGATCACTATGTGACAAGTGCGGTAAATTAGTAAGTAGAATAACCTATGAATATTTGCATCAAAATCAAGAAACTTGTTTGACTACAAGTCCAGAGTATTCAGCTTATCTATATCGACAAACCCTGCTAACTAGACAAAAGAAGTCAAATGGCGAACCAATAAATTATTATGTTCGAGTTAAAGACCGAGCAGACTACATTGATGAAGCTCAGTGTCCTAAATGTGGTACCATATTAAGTGGTTGGCACTTATCAAGAGGACACTGTAAAGTATGTAAGCCTCCTTATAAATATCAAAAAAAATCTAAATTATGAAATACGTTACTAGTCAACCAGATACAGGTTACTTTCATTGGCAAGTTAAAGTCTATGTAGATAACTTTAAGGAGCATGGAGTAGATCCAGCTAATATACATGCTATATTCATTTATCAGGACTCGCCTTCACCTGAAGTTTTAAAGATGAAAGCTAACTTAGGAATCAATATACATCTCTTTAAAGATGACCGTAAGGACCGAGAATATCCAGCAAGTTTTAAACCATATGGTATTTATAGACTCTTAAAAGAGGATCCCGGCTTTAATCAGATTGACATGTTATTAAATGGTTTTTATGGAGACCCAGATCCACATCGACATGTAATGTTGGTGCATGACTCAGATATTATTCTTAACCGACCATTAGAAGAACACAAACTTTGCCATACTCAAACAGTATATATGTCAGATACTTGTAGCTACCTAGATTACCGATATGTAGTAAGTAAAGGATATGAACAGGCACAAGCTTTATGGGATCTAGTCGGAGTATCTGAATCGGTAGTTAAAGATAACTTGGCATATAGTGGCGGAGCTCAGGTAGTATTTAAGGGTACCTCAACCAATTTTTGGTATAAAGTTTATATTGACTCTATAAAGATATACCGACTACTACAATTCTTTCAAAAACAAAAACCAATAGAGCATCCTCTACAAATTTGGACGAGTGAAATGTGGGCTACTCTTTATAACTTATGGTTATTTGGTCACAAGACTGAGATATTAGAACATGAATTAAGTTTCTTAGTAGGAACAGATAAGTTAGAAGATGCAAAAGAGAAGGTATTTTTTCATTGTGCTGGAGTAACAAGTTCAGATAACAATGACTTTTATAAAGGAGCATATATAAATTTGGATCCTTTAGATAATCCTTTTCTCTCCTTTGCCGGTATACGAGAGGACTCAGCAACTCGACTCTATACTGATGCTATCCTTAAAGCTAGAGCTAATCAGCCGCTGGACAGAATATAGACAATGTCTACTTATATATAAAATAAACACTATTACTATGACATGGCAAAAAGGTCAAAGCGGTTTCCCAAGTGGAAGAGCTAAAGGCAGTACAAACCATACTACTGATAAAATTAAACTACACTATACTAACCTGATAGAGGGTAACTTAGGGTCAATACAGGACTGGTTAAACCGGGTAGCCGAAACCGATCCACGAGGTGCTCTTGACTTCTTAATTAAATTAAGTCCTTTTGTAATTCCTAAGAAGTCAGAGTCTGATATTACAATAGATAATCCTATCCATATAATTATACCTCAAAAAGAAGATGACCAAAGCTCTTGATACCAAAAGAATTTACTTTTTTACCAGCATACGGCCCCTTGTTTTGGTCAGAAAAGCCTTACTATATAATAAGTGGAGGCAGAGCCGGTGGCAAGTCTACAAATATAGCTGCCTATTTCTTATTAAAACTATTTGGAGAAGACTACTTCAGAGGTATCGTAGCAAGGTATACGCAAAAGAGTATAAAAAATTCTATTTATCAAGACCTCCAAGATCTTATTCAAACTTGGGGATTAGCACCGTTCGTAGACATAAGCGGCGACACCATACTAAACAAGATAAATGGCAACGAGATTATCACGCATTCATTTAAATTATCAGATGGTACACAAAGTGCCAAAGGTAAAGGAATAGCAAACCCAACCCATCTATTAGTAGACGAGGCAACCGAAGTAGATTCAGAAGAGGAGTATATTAAATTAGTAGACTCATTCCGAAAGAAAGGTTCAGAACGTAAGATTATACTTGCATTTAACCCAGGCTCAAAGGCTCATTGGATCTATAAAAGATTCTACTTACCAGATGGTCAGCCTAATCCTAAATGGACCTCGACTCATAACTGGATTCATACAACTTATAAAGATAACCTTATCAATTTAGATCCGCTAAAGGTAAAAGAATGGGAAGATAGCCAATGGACTGATCCTCAATACTTTAGCCACCATATACTTGGCGAATGGTCAGATATAGGCGATGGTCAAATCTTTACAGATTGGCAATTTAATTGGGATCCGGAACCAAGTGCTGAAGTAACCTATGGCTTAGATTTTGGTTTCTCAAACGATCCAACTGTACTCGTAGAAACCCATAAAAAAGGAAAGAGACTCTGGATAAAGGAGTTACTCTACCGAACCGGTCTTACTGCTGACGATATAGTACACCATCTTCAATCTTTAGGGGTTCCCAAAGGTGCATGGATCATGGCTGACGGTGCGCGACCTGAAATAATAGAGACTATTAAACGTGCTGGCTACCTTAACTGTAGACGTGCAAACAAGGGTGCTGTGGTCGAAGGACTTGATAAAATCAGGCGGTATTCAGTTTCGGTTCATCCAGCTTCTGACAATATTATAAAGGAATACGGGCTATATAGTTGGAGGTCTGGTACTGACAAGCCTATTGACAAGTGGAACCATGCAATGGATGCTATCCGATATAGTCAAAGTATAGACAAGGCTGGCCCAACCAGACTTGTGGTACAACCTTTTCGTAGAGCCGCTAATGGTCAAGGTACAAAGCAGGAGTTCGGAGAAAGCGAATGGATGTAGCTAGTCACAAATGAAACCCCGTCTACTTATATAATATAAAATATATCTAATCATGGCAGAACAAAATTATACCTACCGAACCTTAATCGAACAGATACAGGCTTGGGCAGCTCAACATAATAATATACAAAAATTTGGGTATGGTACGACTGCTGATATCTCAGTACCTCGAGACATGACGACTCCACAGTATCCTTATGTCTTTGTTAACCCAACTGTACATACCTTTGGAGTAAGAGTCTTAAATGTAGGCATTAACTTAATCTGTATGGACCTTGTTCCAGTAGATGGTTTTTCAAATACAACTGGTCAAGGAGCTGACGATCTTTCTTCGGTAACTGTATGGAAAGCGCAAAGTGATATGACTGAACTAGTTAGAGATTTTGTAAGCTACTTTCAACAGGTTGACTCAGCTACCTTTCATCAAATAGGTATTCAACGTGGATTCTCTGTTACTCCGTTTATTGAGAACTTTGGAGACCGAGTAGTTGGAGTTACCGCTGCAATA